CTTTTCTATATATTTCTTCTTTCTTTAAAGAAAAAGTAGTCGCTCACCATTCTCACTTCCTCACCTTCAGAGGCTTACGCCTTGATATACCTAGCTTTCTGCGGTGAGTTTCCTAGGTGAACGTCTCCAACAACCCTCACCGCCGGCCCCCCGGCATAGTTATTTCGGCGCTTCGCCCTGACGAATGTAGCTTTCGGCACGTATCCTTTCATAGCGCGTAGCGTAAAGTAGGGCAAGTGACAAACGGGCTAGGCAATTGTCACCGGTTACTGGTCGTTACGAATGCGGAATGAGTTATGTGCTTGACGAAGGGGTAGGGCCGGGCTATAGTTAGTGCAGCTTTAGGAGGGCGTGATGGCAATTCCGTTGCGGGTGATTCAGCGATTCAAGCTGGACGAGCAGGACGAGATGGTTTGCACGGGGTATAAGTTGCAGGTGAAGACGGCGGACGGGTGGACGAATGTGCCGATTGTGTTCGTGCGCGAGGGGGATCAGGAGCCAGAATGACGTGGGGCAGCATGAAGGCGCATGAAGTTGTCGACGAGTTTGAGATTATGCTGTACGACATGGACCCTGCGGAACTAGAATTGATTCACGCGGCGGTTCAGGATGTGCGTGCGACGTGGGTTGAACATGTTGAGGCGTTGCGCGAGTATGGCCGGCATGAAAATGGGGATGTGGTAACCGACGGGGATTTGCGGTTTCTGGGGCATACGACGAATGCGTATGACAAGGGGCTGATGTTGTTGACGTTGATGAAGCGGATTAGCCAGCAGCAAAGGCGGGGTGGCTAGGGGATTGTGGCAAAAGTGTGACAAACTCCAAAAATACGCGCGAATCTGGTAGGGGTATGCTGACGTGACGCACAGCCGGGCCACATTTTCCAGCCTCCCTGTGGCCTACCCTCTACAAAATACAGTATGCCGTATACGGTTCGGTCGCGTACCAAAGCTCCCCGTTCCGGTTCCGCAACGTGCCGTCGCCGGAAGGTAGACTGCATGCCGTATACAATGCCTAGCCGGAACATGCTTCTGCCGGAATGCGCCGGGGGCATATTGTTCTTCTTTTCTAACGAGCCGTTTTCGTTCTGATCCGGGATGCTAACGTTACGGATGCGGAAAGCGGGTTGACAGGATTTTCTACCTAGCGGCCTGGCGCTTTTCCTGCCCACAAGATGTAGTGTGCGAGGCTTTCCGGTAGACACAATAACTAGCCGTAATTCTTCCGGCCATTCCAATACTCGCCAGTAATTCCTACGGCCCTCGCTCGCCCCACATCCCGCACCCGATAGGACCGATCCGGACCTATTCCCTCCCGCGTAATACATGCTCCCGCGCGCGTGCGTGTGCGTGCGTATGCGTGCGCGACCCTCGCGGCTGGAAACCTACCCCTGCCCTTTTTCAGGAAAAATTCCGGCGCATCACGCCCTTTCCGTAAAACATCCAGCCATCCCGCCCCGCCCCGATAATCTTTCCAGTTTGCCTAAATTCGATGCACACTATGCACCCAACGCATAGCAGCCATGTCCATTTTGTGGGATTGACAAGCTTTCCGCCGCCCGTCATCTAGAGGCCTCCACCACAACACGCATGAAAGGATCCGCCGAGATGAACACCACCGAGACCGCCACCCGCTACGAGTGGAATACGGGCCGCCTCTATACGGCGGAAGGGCAGCGCATTGTCGCCGAGGTAACCGCCTCCGGCGTTCACTTTTATGACATGTCGCGCGGGGTGGGTGGCACTGTCGCCCTTCCCAAGTATTCCACCCTTTCCGACACCCATGCCGTGCGCCGGCATGTCATGGACGCCTATGATCACAACCGCTACGCCAGCACGGAAGAATCCCGCAACCTGTTCCTCCACCTCGCCGGATACGCGGTCTAATCCCACCCCACCCCTTAGCATAAGGTCCCGCCCTATGTCCCACGTCATGACGGCCAAGGCTGCCGCCGATATCGCCGGTTCCCTAGGCTTCCCATCCAAGATGCCCGGCACCGCGTATGGCCTGCCTGCGCAAGCGTGCATCACGGGCGCCAAGCTGCACGCCGTCCCGGATACCGTGTGTTCCGATTGCTATGCCCTAAAGGCAAACTACCAATATCCTTCCGTAAAGAAAGCGCAAGCCACGCGCCTTGCCGCAATCGAAAACCCGCGATGGGTGCCCGCCATGGTGTCAATGCTGCGCAAGGCGCATGGCCTAGATGGCGGCAAGCCTGCCCGCGCCGTATCCGATCCGGGGTGGCATCGCTGGCATGACGCCGGAGATATCCAATCTGAGGCGCATCTTCACGCTATGTGCGAGGTGGCACGCCAAACGCCGGAGCTAGTCCATTGGCTGCCGACACGCGAGGTCGGGATCGTTTCCGCCTTTTGGGCCGCCGGCCACAAAGAACCCAGCAACCTGCGAATCCGCGTATCCGCAACCAAAATTGACGGGGCGCCATCCTCGCGCTTTCCTCTTACGTCAAGCGTCTATGACAAGGCGCCACCCCGCGAAGGCGCCCACGTTTGCCCGGCCTACACGCAGGGTGGCAAGTGCGGCGATTGCCGTGCCTGCTGGTCCCGTGACGTTGCCGAGGTAGCCTATCCCCGCCACTAACCTGCAACCTCTCAGCATAAGGTTTCGCCCTATGTCCCTGTCAGCTACCGCGCAAGCCGCGCTTGCCGCCGCCCTCTCCACCCGAGGCCCCAACAAGGGCAAGCTCCTGCGCTCCGCGCCCAAATCCAACACGCATGCCTGCGCCGCGTGGCAAGGGGCCATGCTATCCGTCAACCCATACAAGGCCAGCATCTTCGCGCTGATCATGATGGATGAGGCGCAGCGCGCCATCTTTGGCGAAGTGCAGGCACATTTCGATGCCATGCCCAAAGCGGAGCGCATCAAATTCGATGTCGACCGCGCCACCCTCGAAGCCTGTGGCGTGTGGTAAGGAGCTAGAACCATGTCCGAATGCCCAACCGACGATGCGTCCGAAGCCATGCGCTACGCGCACCATGCCGCCGAACAGGTGGAGATGTTGCTGGATCGCTATTGGGGCGATGCCGGGTCCGATCCTGCCATGGTCCACGCATGGTGCGACACACTGGAAGCACTCGCAAAAGAAATTGTGCGGGAGATAGGCGAACCAGCGGAGCGCCTGCCCAGCGGTGGCCTTGTGAAGCGCAAACCCTAGAAGGGGGCCGACAAAATGGATGGTATACGATCCGCCTGGCGGAGGGATAAGTGCGCCCGCGTGGTATCCGTGGAGCTATGGGAGGGGGATACCCTCCTGCTAGACACGGCTGCCAGCGAGGACCCCGAGGCTGCGCTTGATCACCTGCTGCGGCTGGCCCGCGATTACTACAGGGCGCCGGCATGGGATGACACGTTGCCCCCGGATTTTGCGCTTGCCTCCGCATATGCGGACCACATAAGCTAGTCCACGCCAACGAGAGGAGACACGTGCCATGCGTGTTCTGGTAGCCTGTGAATACAGCGGCGCTGTCCGCGATGCCTTCATCGCACGTGGCCATGACGCCATGTCATGCGACCTATTGCCGACCGAACGCCCCGGCCCCCACTATCAAGGCAACGTGTTCGACGTGCTGCATGATGGCTGGGACCTCATGATCGCCCATCCGCCATGCACTCACCTCGCCGTGTCGGGTGCGCGCTGGTGGAAAGACAAGCAGGCCGAGCAGGCCGATGCGCTTGCCTTTGTGCGGATGCTGATGGCGGCGCCCATCCCGCGCATCGCAATTGAGAACCCGGTCAGCAAGATCAGCACGGCCATCCGCAAGCCGGACCAAATCATCCAGCCATGGCAATTTGGGCATGGCGAAACGAAAGCCACTTGCCTGTGGCTCAAGGGCTTGCCCAAGTTGGTGCCGACTGATATCGTGGACGGGCGCGAAGCCCGCATCCATATGATGTCGCCCAGCGCGGACCGTTGGAAGGAACGCAGCCGCACCTATCGGGGGATCGCGGACGCAATGGCCTCGCAATGGGGCTGAAAGGAAGGGATGCGTGCCATGCTGAAGCTAGGGATGCGGCAGGTGATTGACGCGGATTTTAGGCGGAGGCGGATGTCCCTGCCCGCTTACATCGCGAAGTTGCGAACGCAGGCTAAGCGTGACAGGCAGGAGATCGAGGGGCTGTGGATCATCTGGTCGCACGCCGCCGACGAGATCATGGCCTCATCCTACCTGCGGAACATTCGGGAACTGCAATATGTCGCGGCGGAGAAGGAGGGACGCGCTGACGTGTGGGAACGTGAGCTTATACGTAGGGTTGAGGCGGCCCAGCATACACGCTCACTCAAAAAGCCTAATGATATCAATGACTTAGCCGGCGGGGTGAGGAAGTGAGCAGCGCGCCTAACCTTTTTCTATATCTTCTTCTTTCTTAAAGAGGAAAGTAGGTGCTCACCACCCTCACTCCCTCACCGGCTGGCCTAAGCCATTGGAATTGCTGGGTTTTTTCGGTGAGGGTGCGCGGTGAGAAAGTATCTTGACACGCCGAATGCCACCCAGCTAGAAGCACAGACGGATGGCATAGTATCAGGAGACTACATATTGCCACGTGTTGCGTAGGAAATCAACCTTGGTGGGGGCCTTACGGCCTGCCCCATACATGAAGGAGGGAAGCAAGTGATCGAACGTGACCCGCAACTGTCGTTGCAAGCGGTGGCCGAGGAGCTAGGCTGGGACACTACCAGCATGCTGCTGGTGTGCTTGAATTACATTGCGTCGCTGGGGCATGAGCGCCGGCAAGCGTTCGCCATATACCTTGACACGGTGCGCGAGGAGGAGATAGCCTTCAACACGTTGCCGCCCAACCACGTAGGAGCATGACCATCGCACCTGCAAGCTCTGGCGACGGGGCTTGCATAGCGAAGGCCAATCCCGGCTTTCGATTAGGAGACAAGATATGCTTCGCAGACATGACCTTGTTCGGCTTTCCAGCTATGTCTACACGATACCCTATCAGGCCACCTATCAGGTGGTGAAGGGGCGCAAGGTGGCGCACATGGTTTCCAACTGGCCCTTCTGGATCAACACCAACTATCATGCGTGGAAGTTTGATCTGAGCCAGCTTGACGCGGCATCGGTGGTGGACTTCCGCCTGACGAGCGAGGCCGGCGAGTGGCATGGGCGCATCCCGCGCGGCGATCTGCCCGCCAAGTTTGTCAGCTTCAATTGCACGGGGGAGGGTTTCCTCAAGATGCGTGGGCGCTACTTCTCCTACTTCCGCAAGGTGGCCTGACATGGAGGGGCTTGTCACGTATCTGCTGCTGGAGGTGGCCATCGCGGCCATCGTTGGCGGCGGCCTGGCCGTATACCTTTTGAGCAAGGGAGGCTGACATGACGCCACGCCCCTTCTTTGTGGTGCCCCGGTTTAGGAGGGGCGCACTGGGCTGGATGTATCTGCGCTGGGGCCGCAAGCTCTGGCGCCTCTGGTGAGGAAGGCACATGGACCAGACACGCGAGCAGGCGTTCGCCGTATCGTTCCCGCTCAAGCTGCATGACGGCACCGAACACGATGTGGAAGGTGTGGCTGTCATGGTATGGCGGGAGTGGGATGAAGGCGATGGCCCGTTGATTGCGCTTGAACAGGTGAAGCTGACGCATGCGATGGTGGATGAGGTCCACCTGAACGACGAGCAGCTTCGCCGGTTTCAGGATACCTATCGGGCTTACTATGAGGAGGTGCTGGAATGGATGGCGTTGTCGCTGGTGGAGGCATCCGTCTCCGTCGTCCACTAAAGGCGGGCATCAAGGCCCGGAAATATTATCTTGGATGTGTCATGGTCCGGCAACTTGACGGCACCGTGAAAGTGTGGGCACCTGTCTACGGGGAGCGGCCTGCCCGGTGGGAGCTGGTCAAGGTTGCTTCCTCGATGAAGTCCGCACATAACTTCGTCCACAACACACGAGCAAGGGCATAAACATATGCTTATGATGCGAGAGCGAGAGACTGTGGAGGCCGGCGGCCTTGGCAGCGGCGGCGCATTCACCATTGCGGCCAGTGTCAAGGCGTTCGAGGTTCTGTCCTCCAACCTCTACCAGAACAAAACCCTGGCGGTGATCCGTGAGATCACGTGCAACGCGGTGGATGCACACACGGCGGCTAGCCTGCCGATCAGCACCATCCAAGTCCACCTGCCCACCTACATGGAGCCGGTGTTCTGGGTGCGTGACTATGGGTCCGGCCTGTCCGACGAGGATGTGCTGACCCTGTATACGACCTACTTCCGGTCCACTAAGGATCAGGACAACAGCCAGATCGGCGGCTTTGGTCTCGGCTCTAAGTCCCCCTTCGCCGTGGCCGACCAGTTCACGGTCACCTCGTGGCACGGCGGGTTCAAGTCCACCTATGCCTGCTACAAGCAGGACGGCATGCCGCAGGTCAATGCGGTGGGCAAGGAGCCTTGTGGCCCTGAGACCGGCTTCGAGGTGCGCGTGCCCCTGACTGCCCGCTCCGGCTCCATCATTGACTGGCAGAACCAAGCGCGCTCACTCTTCTGCTGGTGGCCCGAGACGCCCACCTTCAACTCCGACTTCGAGTTGGGTGCCAGCCTATTCGACGGCGACAATCTTATGTTGACATCCGACTATGATGTGGACAGCGCGCCGGGCTGGGCTATCTTCCGTAGCATCACGCGCAGCCGGGTGATCATGGGCAACGTGCCCTATATCCTCGACGAGGATTCGATCAAGGGGCTGCCCGATCCTGTTCGGCAACTGCTGACCAAGGTCTACGTTGCGATCCGGGTGCCGATGGGCAGCGTGTCCATCAGCCCCTCCCGCGAGACGCTGTCTTATGATGCGGCCACCAATAAGTATCTGGTGGACAAGCTGGTGCAGATCGGCCGCGAGATCACGGCCAAGCTGGAGAAGGAAATCTCTACCAGCCCAAGCCTGGCCGAGGCCCGTGAGCGTGTGCATGGCCGGGGCGAACACTCCCTGTCCCACCTGTTCGGTCGGCTCAAGGATATCGTGAAGCCGCGCTGGAACGGGAAGCCTGTGCCCGAGACGGTCAGCTTCAAGCTGGACACCGCCTTCTCGATGCCGGCACAGGCGGTGGACTATACTCGCCCCGGCCATCGGACTACCTTCCGGCGGGAGCCTTACGGGGAAGGCGATGTGTTCGAGCATGCCTTCCCTAAGTATGAGTCGGTGGAAAAGCACGTCCTGTGGACAGGAAAGCTCGCGCCTAGCCTGCTTCGCAAGCTGACTCACAACTATCACCGGGGCGGCAGGCGGATCGACATGCGGTTGCAGGTGGTGAGCGGCATTTCGTATGCGGAGCTGGCCAACAAGTGCCTTGAGATTGGCATGCCGAAGCCCGTCAACATCGACACTGATCTCGAAGTTCCGCCTGCTGCATCGAGTGCTGGTCGGCGGACAGCCTCTTCCAAGACGCACGGCTACGTGTTCGACCCCGCTAATCTTTCTTACGCGCGGACGTCTACGCCAATCGACCTGACGGGCGGCGGCTTGTATCTGGAATTCCAGAATGGTGATCCCGCCCCGTTGCAATCTCTTCGAGCCTTGCGCAGCCTGTGTCGCATGGGGTTCTTCACAACTACGCCCATGCCGCGCGTGATTGGGCTGTCTAAATCCAACTTGGATCGCCTCAAGAACAAGACTTTCTTAACTACGCTTGAGAAACACGGCTGGGTTCGCTTCGATGCCGCGTGGATTCAGGCCAACGTGGGCAAGGATTTTCTTGAAGGGCATCACCGGAGCGGGTCAATCCTTGACTGGCTTCGCCAGCCGACTACGCCTAGCCGCAAGCTGCTTGAAGCGTGTTCATGGGATGATCTTCAGGACCTCGTCAAGGCTGTGCGTCCTTACCTGACGCTGGGCATGGACTATGCGAAGTATGAGAACCACCTTGACTTGTATGCCATGATGGCAGGCGACCAGCTTTCCGCAAAGCGGCGGGGTCTTGATGCGGGCGCACGCCTTGAAACTGCTTGGCAAAAGTTTCTAGACAAGCACCCCATGCTGCGCTACACTGACATGTCGCGTGCGCCGACCAATGTTCTCAACGACTATGTCAACCGCTGATCCAGAAGGAGATATCAGCAATGGTTCCGTTCATCCTCGCTTCCGACTCGGTGTCCCTGTTCCCGTTCGGGCTGGCGCCGATCACGCTCGACTCGTCGCACGTCAACTTCGCTGCGGTGGTCGAGGCTATCAAGGCGCGTGACTTCGACACGGCTATCGAACTGGCTTCCGTCGCAGCCTTCGTCAACAAGGTGACTGAAGGCAACGTCACCGTGACCGAGGCCGGCGTCACCTTTAGGGGCAACCCCATCACCGGCTACCTCGCCGACAAGATGGTGGTGTTCCTGCGCAATGGGCTGCCCATCGAGCATTACTGCCGGTTCCTCGACAACCTCATGGCCAATCCGTCCATGACTAGCCGCAACGAACTGTTCCTGTTCCTTGAAGCTGCCGACCTGCCGATCACGCCGGACGGCCACTTCCTGGCATACAAGGCGGTGCGGTCTGACTTCAAGGACAAGCACTCCGGCACCTTCGACAACTCGCCCGGCCAGATCCACGAGATGGCACGCCACGACGTGGACGACGACCGGAACAAGACGTGCAGCTACGGCTTCCACGCTGCCGCCTATGAGTACGCGAAGAACTTCATGTCGGGCGATGGCAAGATGGTCGCCGTCAAGATCGACCCGGCCTGCGTGGTGTCGGTGCCCTCTGACTACGGTAACCAGAAGCTCCGCTGCACCCGCTATGAGGTGATGTTCGAGGTGCCCGACGCAGCCGATGTCTTCAAGGGCAAGGCTGTCTATGAGGACTCGCACGCCCCGCTTGATGACGAGGACCGCGACTACCTGTTCTGGCTGGGTGAAGATGTGGTTGACTGACCTGCTAGCGGGGGAGGGCTTCGGCTCTCCCCTTCCCATCCCGGAGGCATGAAGATGAGCGACGATGCGACTGATACACCTGCTGCTGTTCCTGTGGATAATCCTCCTGTTCTGAACCGGCTCACGCGGGCGCAGGTCTTTGCCCGTGACCCCGAGGAGACGACGCAAGAGGACATTGACTTCATCGTGGCCGAGCTTCGCAAGATCAACGAGCGCAACCGCAAGGCCCGCAAGGATGACGAAGCCATTGCCGAGGGCACAGCCAAGCTCAAGAAGGCCAACGCCGCAACCCGCAAGAAGAGGGGCGCCGCCCCGCTTCCTGCTAATTTGCTGGACGCCAAGCTATGACCGACCGTGTGAGCGTGCCGAAAGGCTGGAAGTTGGCAGCGCCGGAATGGGGTTCGCCTCGCTCGCGCCGCAACGACGCTAAGGGTGGCGAGGTCTGCGGTGTGCTGATTTGGAATTACGAAACGGGCGAGGGTGAGGTGTTGCTTCGCCCGGCCTTCCTCTCGGGATGCGCCGTTATCGGCGCTGACGCCATCTCGGACTGGACGGGATTGCTGGATCGCGAATACGACGGGGGTGACGCATGAAGTTGACCAATAAGCTGCGGCTGCCCGAGGCTATCGTCCGTGCGGTCAGCAACGATTCGTATACGAAGGGCGAGGCCGACATCTCGGTGACCGAACTGCTGATCCCGCCGCAGATGCGCAAGCTGCGCCTTGCCCATGACCACGAGCTTGAGGAGGATGTGAGCGACCGCATCTATTCGTTGCAGGGCCAGTCGATGCACCACATCATCGAGCGTGCTGCCGATGGCGATGCCTTCGTTATGGTGGAGGCTACCCTGTATGCGGAGTATGCGGGCTGGAAGGTGAAGGGCCAGGTCGACCACCTGCTGCTGGCGACAGGCGAACTGCTGGACTTCAAGCTCACGTCCACCTACAAGGTGAAGCCGGGCCAGCCGCCTCGTGAGTGGGTCGAGCAGACCAACATCTACAGGCGCATGCTGGAACGCGAGAAGGGCATGAGCATTCCTGCGGTTGCCATCCTTGCGATCCTGCGTGACTGGTCCAAGAGCCAGAGCCGCCGGTCACAGGACTATCCGCAGGCGCCTGTCATCAGGCTGGAGGTTCCGCTCTGGACACCGGAGCAGGCCGACGCTTTCATCGAGGAACGTGTGCGTCTGCATCAGGCGGTAGAGCCTGCGTCCTGCACCGACGCTGATGTGTGGGCCAAGCCTGCCAAGTGGGCTGTCCATAAGCGGGGTGCTGCCAAGGCGATCCGGGTCTTCGATAATCCGATCGATGCGGAACAGCTTGCCAGCACAGCGTCTTCGTTGTATGTTGAGTTCCGGCCAGGCGAGGCTGTCCGATGCCAAGACTGGTGTCAGGTGGCGCACCTGTGTCCGCAATGGCAAACAGATCCACGTAACACTCGTATCCCTTCCGTAGAGGAGAGTCTTTTCAATGGCTAAGTTCGAAGCGTCGGCGCTTCCGCCACGCATCCTGATCTGCGGCGAGCCCGCCTCCGGCAAGACCGGCGCGCTGGCACAGCTTGCCAACTCTGGCTATCGCCTGCTGATCCACGACTTCGATAACAACAGCCGCGTCATCGGGTCCTACCTGAAGCCGGGCGCTGGCGACGTGTACCTTCAGACCTATGCGGTCGCGAAGATCACCAACACCAACCTGTTCGGGGGCACGTCCGTTGCGCCGAAGCAGGCCGTCGACTCGATGCGTCTCTTCTGCAAGCTGTTGGAACAGTGGAAGACGCCGACCGAAGACCTTGGTCCGGTCCAGAACCTGACTGCCAAGGATGTCATCGTGATTGACAGTGGCACCTTCCTTGGTGAGATGCTACTGCTGGCTGCGCACGAGGACCCCGAGACCAAGCGTGACCTGCGCTCCCTCTACAATGTGGCGGGCCGCTACTATGGTGCGATCCTCGATCACCTCACCGGCCCGAAGGTCGGCGCCTCTGTCATCGTGCTGACGCACATCATGCAGACCGGCGAGAAGGACGACCAAGGGAAGATCGTGGGCAAGGCCCGTGACATTCCTGTTGGGGTGGGCGAGAAGTTCTCGAAGAAGATGCAGACCTACTTCTCTGACATCTGGCACCTCGAAGTCGGGCGCGATGGCAAGCGTTCCTTCAAGACCAGCGCCACCGACAAGGCTTCGCTGCGATCCTCCGCACCCAACCTGATCAAGCCCGTCGAGGACTTCGACCTCGCCTCCATGCTTGACCGTCTCACCAATAGGAGCAACTGATATGCCACGCATGATATATCTCAAGACTCACAATCATCCTGCTGCCCCTTACGTTTACATTAATATTGCGACCATCGAATGTGTCAGACCGTCCGCTGACGATCCGGCCATAGCCAAAATCTTGTATGGGAGCGATAGGTATGTTGATGTAAACGAAACTCCCGCACAGGTGGTTGCGCGGCTCAATGAGATTTATACGCTAGAGGAAGTTTGAAGGATTTCTGGAG